TGATGGGAACGGAGATCCCGCCAAAGGGAAAGACGTTCTCAACACCCTGGCGCAATTGAAGCGCGGCGAAGCGTGGATATGGTCGCCGGAAAATGATTTCGGCCCGGAGCGCGCGCAGTTCCCGATGTTCTCCACGTTCGATTCTTTTGCTCCGCCGCAACTGCAAAAGAAAGTCAGTCAATCGGGATGGTCGGAAGTGGACCTTGACCAGGTCAAACAGAAATTGGCCTCAGTGATCGCGGAGGCGAAGGCCAATGACCCCAAAGAATTGAGGGCGGAGGTTGCGCGCCTCAAGCATGAGTTGGCGAAAAAGAAGGTTGTCGCGCCAGCACCGGCGCCGGCGGCGAGAGTAGAACGCGACGAAAAGCGCGAGCAACAAATTGCTGAGCAAGCGGCCAAGAAAGCACGCGCGCCGCTTCTCAAGCAACTCCACCAGATGAAGCGGGAAATATCGCGGAGCATTTCTCCCATCATCGGTGCGATGAATGCACTGCAAGCGATCGGCAACGCTGAACTGCCGCCGGAAGAAGCGATCGCGATCGTTCCTCCGGACCGGGTTGGTCCCATCCCAGGAACATTATCCATCCCGAAATTTTCGCGGCAAAGCGTTGCTCCAGCTAACGGCGATGTCCGATTAGGCGAAGTTCATCGCAAGATTGCCGGCATACTCGCTGCCTACTATCCCGGACCGATCAAAAGCGCATTGCTGGCTTCCATGTGTGGCAAGACCCTTGGCGGCGGATGGTCGTCGCGTCTCAGCGAAGTGCGAAGCGCAGGTCTGCTCGAAGCTGTGGGCGCCGGATTGCTACGCGCAACGGAAAAGTGCGCCCACGATTTCGCCGGCACGTTTGATTTGCCGCGGAACACAGAAGAGGCGCTTGCTGTGTGGAATCACAAGCTCGGCGAAAAACACCAGGCCATGCTCGATTACCTGATTCAACACGGTGGCGATCCCGTAAGTAAGGCGGATCTCGCGCAAGCTGTTGGCATGACGCTGGGCGGAGGATTCAGCTCACGACTGAGCGAACTCCGGAGCACCGGCCTGATGATTGATGTGGGAAAGGGCCAGGTCGCTGGCAACAAAGAAGCGCTGCTCCTGAATGGAGACGCCGCATGACCCCTGCTCCCGAATCTCCTGCCGTCACGCTTGAACCTTGGCTGTACCAGGACATGAGCTGGTGCGTGAACTGCGGAGGCCTGCGCATTGTGATCGCCGTCTTTGAAATTGAATCGGGACGGTTGGGTGTGTGCCTGGGATGTGGCGATGAAAAGTTTCTGCCGTTCACGCGGACCGTGGGAGAGGTGGCCTAGATGTTGCGCGATCGCCGAAAACGCGGACGGCCGTCGGTAAAAGTTTTGTGGTGTCCGAATCGAAAGAATGCAGAGAAACGCGCCGGGTGGAGTTTCCCGCGCGAGGTCGAGGAAAAGATCGTGGAACTTTCGGCCGGCGGAACTGTGCTGCATCTCTTCGGCGGGCAATCGCGCTTCGGTGTGAGACTCGACATTGATCCGCGCACCCGGCCCGACGTCCTTGGCGATGCGTGGATGCCGCCGTTTCTGGAAGGAAGTTTCGACACAGTTGTGCTCGATCCTCCCTATCACGAACTCTGCCGCGAAGAGTTAGGCCAGTTGATGGCGAATGCGGCCTTCGTTTGCCGGAAGCAAGCGATCTGGCTACATCAGATTTGGGCGCCGTCGCAGTTCGGACTCTCGCTTGAGCGGGCATGGATGGTGCGCGTTGGTGATAGTTCGGTAGTTCGCTGTTTGCAACTCTTCACCCGAAATTCCCGCGAGGGTCCACCCGGTGAAGTATTTCTCGCGCGGTCCGGGGATGAAGTACAACCGCTGGCTGGCTGGCGAGATCCCGCTTCCCTTTGCGCTTCCGCTGGAGGCCGCATGACGTTGCACTCCGAACTCCTGAATCTCTACTTCTTCGCTCTAGCGATCGTGAAGGCTTCGCTCATCACGGGGATTGCTCCCATGATTTTCATTTTCTACGCCGCGAAATTGCTGGGGAGTTTCGAGCGGGGCATCAATGTTGCCCGCAAACCTTCGTCGAGTTGGCGAGTGTGGGTGAATCCAAATCCGCCCAGCGCGGGAAGGAAGGTCGCGTGAAAAAGCGCAAATGGGTCATGCCGGGGTGGATGGAAAAATTTCGCGGCTACATTGTGAATGGTACTGGCGGGAACTCCGTCGAGGACCTGATGAACGGCAATGCTAATCCGGTTGTAAATCTGCCGCTCTCAATTTTGCAGGCTTGCGTCAAAATGCGGGTGGAAATGCTCGAACGAATGCGGAAAGACGGGATGATCTGATGCAGCACTACACCCGCAACACCGTCTCCGTCTCCGCCTACTGCTCGAAGTGCGAGAAATTCACGCAGCACCGGGTGGACGGCGTTCGCCGAGGGCCGTGCCTGGAGTGCATCCGCAAACTGGATGCGCAGCACGCGACGGACAAAGTTGTGATCGAGCGGCAGGGGGATTTATTCCGTGTGTGACGTTCACACCATCAACGGAGTTTCATTCATGATCTGCGGATCTCGCGGAAGGCATAAACATTGCACTTGCGGACGGGCGGCGGATTTTCTCTGTGACTGGAAACTGCGCCGCGATGGCGAAAAAGTTTTTACCTGCGACAAGCCCATCTGCGCTTCGCACGCAACCAAAGTCGGACAGGACAAGCACCTCTGCCCGCTGCACGTGAAGATGTACGAGCACTGGCAGAAGCGGCATTCGGATGTGGATGCGCGGAGTGGCGAGCAGCAGAGTTTGTTTCAGAGGGAGGCGGCATGATCTGCAAATTCTGCGGTTGTACCGATTCGCAAGCGTGCATGATCTCTATGTTTTGGGAGGAAACGCCTGATGTGGGCGAGCTGCTGCTCTTGTTCGGAGATACGCGATATCCAGTGATCGCGCGACCCGATCAACTGGCAGAAATCCGAACGCCTTGCCACTGGAGTGCGCCGAATATTTGCTCAGCTCCGTCCTGCATCGAGAAAGCGTATGCAGAATTGCGGGAGGCGGCATGAGGTTTCTTTTTGCGAATAACGATGATCCCGAATTGTTGGAATGGCTAAATAATGCTTTCCGTCGGGGTGGTGGATTCGTTTCGCATTTTGCGGCAGCTTGCCTCAATGCTGACTGTGACAATTATGCGTTGATTCGCCCTGTTCTCTTGAAGATGCGTGCGAGATATTCGGCGTACGAACCTTCCGAAGCGGTGAAACAGGAAATCCGCGAAAGGCTGAAGCCATGATCTTCGCCCGCATTGCTGTGATCTTAGCTTTGGGAATTGCAGTGGGGATTTTTCTCGCGCACTTCGTTCTTCCGGTGATTCAGCGATGACCGCCTCGCAGATGATCGAAATGCTCCACTCCATTCCCGCAGGCGATCCCCGCGCCACGTTCTACCTGCTGGCCGCGCACGTGTATGACGCTCGGCTGAAAGGCGGCGAGCGATTGATTGATGCCATAGATTTTGTCGCGTGGCTGCGGGAGTTGGGCGATGAAGTAGCGAGCACGGAAGGGCAACTTCTCGTAGAAAGTGGGACACGTCCGAAAGTAATGCCGCAAATTCCCTCGCAAGCCCGCTGGGATGCTACTTGCCCGCGCTGTTGGCCACGTCCACGAAGGCGCGGCGGAGTGCGGCAAGGAGATGGGCGGAGGCGGAATTTGCAGGTGTGAGATGGAGGTGAGGGTGTGACCGAAATGAAAGATTACGGGCCGCTGCCGGAATCGCGGTGCCCGCAATGTAGCTACAAAATGTCTGGCGCGACGAACTGCACGGGTTCAGGTGCCCCATTGCCGGGAGACGTAAGCATTTGCTTGAACTGTGGGCAGCTTCTCTGCTTTCAAAATGGCTTCACTTTGCGGAAAGTGAACGCGGCGGAAATTGCCGACTTAATGAGCGACGCAAGTCAGTGGGGCACCATCGAAAAAGCGCAACGACTCATTCACGAGCGCGGAAGGTTCGCATGACCGAACTCTATTGCGCGATTCTCCGCCCATCCAGCCCTAACTTTGAACAGTGGAACCAACTGTTAGGTTCGCACCGCGTGCCACTCGAATCCCCACACCCAAAGCTCGTGACCATCGGCGAAGAGAAGGACGTCGAAGTTTATTTCCTCAATCTGAAAGCCATGACGCTCCGCCAGCGGGCGAATCTATTGGGACACCTGGCGCGGAAATTCGGCTCGACCATTGATGAAGTCGAAGAGCAATTGCGGACAGTGGGGATGCCCATCCGGGCCTCGGACGTAATCGTGAGTTACAACATGAGGGCGTTCGTGTGAAAACTTTGAAGCGACTGGTTTCCAATCTTCTCTACCTTCCGCTGTGGCTCTGGTTTCTCGCGAAGAAACGATATTGGACTTGGCGGAGAGACCGCGCAATTCGGGAACGCGAAAGACTTTTACGGAGGCTGAATAATTCGTGAGTAAACAATTCAGTTTCGATCCCTCTACCTGCACCTGGCATTGTGATGTCTGTCGGGCGGAGCGGCCCGACGCGAAAATCAGCGTTCACAAGGTGGACATCGGCCCCGAAAACTTGCCGCCGGGAACAGTCGTGCGGAATGTCAAATACTGCAACGACAACCCCCGATGCGAAGACGGCGCGAAAAACTGGGATGAGCAGGAATTCCGGTCGAAAGCGAGGGTGAAGTCGTGAGCTACTCCGAAGAGAACGGCCAAGTAGTGCTCCGGATGAGCCGGGAAGATTACAGCTATCTACTTTTTCTTCTCGGCGGAAGTGTCATTGTTGCCGTCGAGAAAGAGTCTTTGTTGCCGAATCTTATGGCGTTTACGAACCGCCTGAACGAGGGCAACCCCAACTACACGCCGTACCAGGTGCCGGATAAATGAAGAAAGTTTTCTGTTGGTTATTTGGGCACGATCCTCGGATTGCGGAATGGGGTAGCTGTGAATTGGTCCCCGGATTTAAACTTCCGCGTTATGCGGGAATTTTTTGCCTCCGTTGCGGGGAAGAAATTGCCGTGGTTGATAGCAACTACACGCCGTACCGGGTGCCGGAGAAATGAAACTCCTGCGCTATCTCCGCGAATGGCTAATTCATTTTCTATTTTTGCCACTCGGCATAATCGCAATTCTGTGGGATGCGGCTGGCGATTGGATCAAATACCGGCCAAAATGGAGTTCGCTTACTTCTTGAGAAACTTGTCGAGATCGGCTTTGGCTTCCGCTTCTAACTCCGCTAACGTGCATCTGATTTTGTGTTCCTCGCCCGTGTCCTGATCGGTCACCAGCCAATCCAGTGGCCGGTTTCGCGCCTCCGGGTCTTCAATGATGCCAACTAAATAGATAATGGCTTTGCGGGGCTGCTCCGCCGCGAAATCAAAACAGATTCGGTAGTTTTTCATAGGTTGTGTATTCTAGCTCGTCGCAATCTTCCGCCCCTTCCGCTCCGGCACGAAATCCTTCCCGCACTTCGGGCACCTGAGCTGCTCCATGTCCACGTGCAGGATCTTGCTGGGCGGAATCTCGTAGCCGCAAAGAACGCAGCGGGTGTTGAGTGAAGCGCGGATTTCTTCGAGGTTCACGCGACCAGTATAATTTTTCCGTGAGGTTTTGCCGATGGACATCCTGCAAATGCTTTACGACTCGGAAATCAACTTCGAACTTTCAACGTTTTGGGATGATGGCTTTCGCTGGAAGCTCGGAGACAACTGGAATGGATTTAAGGCGGACGGACACGCTGATAATTTAGCCGAAGCCATTGAGCAATTGAAAGACGCCGCCTTCAAGCACTTTCCTTCATCGGAATTCGCGCAAAAGATCAGGGCGCAGGCCTAACCACGTCCCCATTGCACACCCAATGCGCCGCCGAGTTGATCCACTTCCCTAGACGCGGGTGCGGAGGATGGGGCGGCGGCGGAAGGTCATGCGGGGAACGGGTCCAGTGGTTCTTTCTCGTCAATCTTCCGCAGGATTTCCTTGGCTTTTGCGTAGGCTCCGCCGGCCTTTTTCCGGTCATGCATGGCGTTATCGTCCATGTAAAACTCACAAGCCATGCAAAGGTCGCTTAGTGCTTGATAGAAATGGGCAAGAGTGTTGGTGGACCAATCGGCTAATTTAGCTTGTTTGGTTTCAGCGAACTCGTCCATATCTGCGAGAACCTGATTAAAGAGTTCCTGTCCTAACAATGCTTGCATTTCTACGTGATGTGCAGGATTCAGGTTCATCCAATCGCGTGCGGTCATAAAGTTCTCCAATTTATTTTTAGGGGAGGTTCAGAAGCATCGTTTCCCCATTTCGGCTAGCGGGCTCTGGCTCTCCCATCCTCTCATCGGGGCTAACTGCCTCTGTAAGACTGAATAGTTTTTAACGGGGCGCTCTGCTGCAAGAGAACGCGGACGGACTGGCGGCGGCGTTTCGTTCGGTTGTACTGACGCTGATAGGCGCTCATGGCACGGCAGCACGCCTCGCATCGGCAACCTTTCACGTAACCCGTTGGCGTGCCGTGCCGAATCACGCCATTCTTCCCCGCACCAGGTCCACCAGCTCCGGCATGGTGATGCGCTCCATCGGCTTCCGCCGGCAGCGATGTTCCCGCCGGCACTCTCGGCAGAATACCCGGTGACAGTCCACGCACTCCACGATGTGCGCGGAGCATAAACCAATCCGGCAGAGGATGCAGTCCTTCACTGCCGGATGGTTGCAATGGTTGAGTTGCTCGCAAGCCGTGGTCATATCACTAATTCGTCCGGGTCTGTGTAGTCGAGTGCCGCCACGACGGGCTGTCCCTCGATCTGCGGGAGATCGGCCAGCATTTTATCCAGCTCGTCGTTGAAGCGTTGCACTTCGCTTTCTAGCTGCGCGATCAGAGGCTCGTGATCGCGGCGTTCCATTCTGCGAATGAAAAGCTGCAACTGTTTCGGCAGGCGTGGATCGAAGCTGACGAAATCATTCCACTCTCGTCCGGTGCAGGCGATCTCCGCCAGCATCTGTGGGGCGTGCTCGACGGGGAGAACGCCTTCGAGTATCCAGGCCAGGTGGGTTTGGGTTGAGGGACACTTAAATTGCGTGAGGCCTTCGCTGCCAACTAAGCCATCGGGTGACGCGCCGAAACGTGGCACGGTTGGATGAACATAAAAGCCGCAAGTTTCGACGAGCGTATTCCGTTTGATCTCGTAGGCCGCGCGGGCGAATTGTTCCTGATCAATTCCCCACTGCATTTCCTGTGAGACATAATGCCGAGTGGAGCAGCCGGTAAGGATTTCGATGGCCAGTTCCATGCGGTAGTTTCTGCGTGGCGCGGCTTCCCCGCCCTTTTTGAGTACGGCCAGCACGTCCGCACAGCGAGAAGCCGTAACCAGTCCGCGGCGGGCCTCCATCCACTCCGGAGTGCCGTGTTGGCATTCGACGTAATGAGGCGCGGCGCTCATCGCAACTCTCGCAGTCTGGCATCCTTGGCGGCGATCAAAGCCGACTTAGCCTGGTGATCTTTTGCATTTTCCGCTTGCGTGTAGGCGGCGGTGAAGATTTCCCGCAGCTCTGCCGCACTTCGAGCGACGCGCATTTTCTTGATCGTTTCGGTTGTGCCGGCGGATGCCTGAATGGCAGTGGAGGCGTTGGCATCCACATCCGGACTCGAATCAGCCAGGCCCGTGGCAGCCATTAGCGTATAGCGCTCCAGGTATTTTGTGGTAGATCCGATTGCTTGAATGGCATTCTTACTTCCCGAACGGTCAACCGGGCCTTCAAGTGTGGCTTGCTCGCTGTGTCCGAGTTTGTGGGTGAGAACACAAGTCACACGAACAGTTTCGGAATTGGGTTGTGCGGGAATCCAGCGGTGAGAGATGCCGTGCTTACTGAGTTCGGATAAGACCGCATCGTGGATATGATCGAGCGTTGAATACCACCATTCCACGTCGATCTCCTTCCCATTCTTGATTGTGGTGAATAGGGCGAGTTCGTTTTTGGTGATCTCTGGCGGATTGGCTTTGAACGCATTCATCGCCGCGACAAACGCTTTCTTGGCTTCGTTGTTCTCCCAACGCTCCTGCAAATCCATCAGCTTGTTAAGTCGCTCGATGTCGGCATTCTGCGATACCGCGATGCGGAGCAATTCAATCGGCGTAGCTGCTTCAACGGCCTCGGAAACTTTCGGCAGGACTTCCAAAGTGCGGGACTGCGTCGGCAACAATCGCTTCCACCAACGTTCCGATTGTGGCGGCTTCTTATGATTCGGGAAGGCCTCCAGTTGCGAGTTCAAGGGTCGTGCGGTTGCCATATTGTTTCCTCCTGAATTTATTTCGTGAAAAAGAACGCGGCGATCTCGGCCAAGCCGTAGATCACCAGGGCGAGTCCTGCGACCAGCAGGAAAATACCGAGCGGACGGTTGGCCTTCATGCGCGGGACTCGTCCGCGAAAATCGGCTGCAAAAGTTCGTCCGCCTGCTGGGCGATGTAAGCCCGTGCATGAGTGACGAAAGCGTAAGGCTTCAACGCCGCGTATCGGGCGCACTCAGTTTCGGCTTGGCCCAAGATTTTGTAGGCTTCGGTGAGGGCTTCCAGTTGCTTATCCACGGCTCACCTCCCCACGTGCTTTGGCTAGAGCAGATTGTGCTTCGAGATATGCAACGGATTCTTCGCCGGGAATTCGCGCATTGATGTAAGCGAGTAATCCGACCAGAGCATCGAACATTTCTGGCGCGGCAGCCATCAGGCGGGCATTGGCTTCTTTGCGGACATCGCGGACGATATTCTGATCGCGGCCACGATCGTGGGCGTAATCGGTGCCGACGGAATAGTAGTGAGGCTTTTCTTGGTAAACGTGCCACGGCCCCGGAGTGAACTTATCCACGGCTCACCTCCCGAAAATGCCCCGCGCAGTACTCGCGCTCATCGGCAAGGTTGAAAACTGTGGCGGTTGCTCCGCAAGGAAGGCCGTTACACGCCCCTGAGACGGTTTCGGGGTGCTCGTACTGGCAGGAATCAAGTCGCCGCGCGTTGTGGGCCACCAGGACGCGATCTACGGCCAGAATTTCACGGTCAATGAATACGGCGGAGAGGATGCGGTTGTGGAAAAGTTCGGGGGATAGGACTGGTAAAGTGCTCTGAGCCACGATTGGCCTCCAATGTAGGTCAATTTCTGGTTAGGGCTGATCGGGTGTTCGTGCACCTGGTCAGCCTGCTACTGTCTTACGAAGAACAATTGTTTCACCGTACACGCTACGGTGTCAAGCCTGAATCCGGTTACGTATTGCCACCCTAGAAGGCACGATGGTAATATCGGCGAATCATGGATAAAGAAGCATTCCGCGAGGCCATGGCAGAAATCGGGAAAAAAGGCGGCTTGGCTCGTGCGAAATCGCTGACGGCCAAGCAGCGCCGGGAAAGTGCCATTAAAGCCTCAAAGGCAGCCGCAATTGCTCGTTCCAAAAAAGCCCGCCAGCACAAAAGTACCTAATGCGTAATTGCCCATTCGTGCCGTAGTCAGATCGTAGCTGCTACGGTAGATTCGTTTCGCGGAGGCAATTTATGAGACGTGTTTTATTCGTGGTGTTGATATTAAGCGTATGTAGCTGGGCGCAAACCGCACGTACTCCACAGGACGGATCATGGTGGAAATCTCTTTCCCCTATTTTTAAAGTTGCCTTCGTGAGTGGCTATGCTCAAGGAAATGAATCAGCGGCTTCTCAATCAATCGGAACGTGCATGGCACTTTTCACCTACGCAAATGGAATCAAAGAAAAGTACACCTCTGAGCAATGGCAGAAAGTGTGTTTCCCTTCAGAGGATTTTGACGGGATCAAGATGGGGCAGTTCGTGAATGGGCTCGATAGTTTTTACGGCGATTATCGAAACCAGCAAATAGAATTCGGATCAGCCCTTGGATATGTGCGCGATGGGATTAAGGGAAAGCCGCAAGAAGAATTACAAAAAGAAATAGAACAGATGCGAAAATTGTATTCACTCTTGAGCCATTAAAACCCGCGCCGCGAAACCCTGAGGCAACTTCCCCTCCCACTTCCCTGCTCAGAAATCTTTGATCTGATCTTCCAAGGTCTGCAACTGGCGGCTCTTGTCCATGAAGTCCGCCGTCAGGTCGAAGAACCCGGCGGAGCACAGTTTCCGTTGCAGCATGTTCAGATGGTCTATGAATATTCTTCCGTCCGCTGCTTTGGTCGCAGGGTTGGAAAGAAAGTGAGCGAGGGCGCTTTTCGTGTCATTCAGCGCCTCGGAATATTCATCAAGGGATGCGCGTAGGGTGGCGATCTCCGCGCGGAGTTTCTTGGCGGCATCGCGGGCGCGGCCCTGGGCGATATATCTCTGTTCGTCGGTCATGCGCAATCATTATGCCACGCACCTGAATTCCGGCGCACTCTAGCGGCATAGCACTGCGGTAACGTGCATTTCCACCGCCTTTGGCCCTATAGTTCTCTGCGATACCTCCCCTTCAAGTAGGCACCTTCCGCGCCATGCGGATGATCCCCGCTTCTATCTGATCTTCGTGTTTCTACACAACCTAAATTTATGAATGTCGGCGTGCTGGATTGTTCTCAGCCCATTGGGGCAAAGCCTTCGCAATTTACCGATCGCGAAGGCGCAGACTTCTTAGTGCAGTGCATGGCGGCCGAGCGGATCTCGCGCAAGGTGATTCGCATATTCCCCGCCGATTCTACGTTTCGGCGCATCCGGCCGGCCAATGCCCGTTACATTCCAGAGCGCCTGACCTCGGGCGAAATTGGCGGAGTAAAATATATTTCTCCATCTTTGCGGAATCGCCGCGATGTCATCGTGCTCCGCGCGTTGACCCGGATCTGGTGGCAGCAAGTTTCCGCACGAAAAGCAAATTAGGCCCATGGTTGGTCCGCTACTCGGAAATTCTCCCCATCGTAAACATAGCCTTCGTGCGCTCGACGCCAGGCGGACGGGAATTATCGCAGGAGATGGCGGAGCTGCTGGCCCTGGTGATCTTTGATGACTACGAACTCTTCCCAACAAAATCTGAGCAGCGAAACCGTATTTGTGAGTCCTGATCGGATTCTCTATCCGGAGAATTTCATCGAGGAAGTAATTGCCCAGCGTGCCCGAGCCCAGCGTTCGGCGGACCTGATGTGCTTCAACTGCATCTGCGGGTCGCACCAGCTTTGCCAGGGCTGCCGCTGTGTTTGCTGCGAATAGCTACGTTCATTGAGGTAACAGTTCCTCGTTTTGTTACATCATGCAACATCTTGGTAAGGTCGAACTTTTGCGGGTTTTAGAGACAGCGAAGGCCGCGCGTGATCGCGACTGGCTGATGTTTCTGGTCGCTTACTGGCATGGCCTTCGTGCCACAGAAGTGGTGACACTTCAACGGATTGCGATCTCGCATGGCTTCATCACCGTGCGCCGATTGAAGGGTTCAGACACCACCACGCAGCCGTTGATCGAAGACGAAAACCCTCTCCTAAACGAGCGCCAGGCGCTTGAGACCTTAGCCAAAAACACCCCTCCCCTTACCAATTTGTTCCCTTTCTCTCGTGTTCACTACTTTCGCCTCTTCCGCAAATACGCGAAGCTTGCAGGCATTCCCGCGCACAAGTGGCACCCTCATTGCCTCAAGCATTCAGTGGCGCGTCATCACATCAAGGAAGCCGGCATCGAGAACATCCGCAAGCATTTAGGACATAAGAGCCTCTCTTCGACTGGCGAGTACTTGAAGGTCACCGACGAAGAGGCCGCCGAAGCGATGGCAGCCGCGCGCGCCCCGAAACGCAATGCCTCATAAAAAGCCAGACCTTACCACGAAAGAAGCCATTTTCGTCCGCGAGTATTTGAAGGACGGAAATGGTGCAAGAGCCTACAAGGCAGCGGGTTACAGCGCAAAGAGCGACAACGCGGCAGCGGTGGGGGCGTCCAAGCTGCTAAGAAAAGCTAAGGTTCAGGAAGAACTAGCGGTCCTTCGAGCAAAACTCTGCACCGAGCTTGAGATTTCGGCCAAAAAGGTCCTCCAGGGCATCGCGCAGCTCGCGTTCTTCGACCCGCGCAAATTCTTCCACGCCGAGGACGTAAAGAACGAACAGGGCGAAGTGGTAATCCATGCCGGCGCACTCAAGGCCGTGTACGAGCTGGATGACGCGACGGCGATGGCGCTCCAGGGGATGAACGTCGAAAAACTCTTCAAGCATTTCGGCAAAGGCCAAGCGGAAGAGATCGGCACCATTTCTAAAATAAAATTTGCGGACCGCAGCGTGAACCTTGAGCTGCTCGGACGTCACCTGAAATTATTCACCGACAAACTTGAGATCAGCGACCCACAAGCCATCGTGCGAAAGATGCAGGAAGGCCGCGCCCGCGTTGCGGCATTGAAAGTCGTAGCAAAAAAAGCATGAGCGCCGTAGCCGAAATCTCGCCCGACCTGCAGCTCGCCGACGAGCTGAAGAATTTCTACGACGATCCGTTGGGTTACGTCATGTACGCCTTCCCTTGGGGAGTGCCCGGGACGGACCTTGAACATGAGATCGGCCCCGATGACAATCAGCGAGAATTTCTAATCTCACTCGGCGACGAAGTGCGGTCGCGCGGCTTTGACGGCCATACACCGGTCATGCCGATCCGCATGACGGAATCAAGCGGACACGGCACAGGCAAGAGCGCCATGGGCGGCTGGATCACTTCGTGGATCCTCGACACCAGGCCGCATTCCATTGGGACCATCACCGCCGGCACTTACACTCAGCTTGAAAGCCGCACCTGGGCCGCGGTCTGCTACTGGAAGAAACTCTCCATCACGGCGCATTGGTTTGATGTGCAAGCCAGCGGCATTTTCCATCGCATCTTTCCCGACGACTGGAAAGTCCTGCCGCAAACCTGCAAAGAACAAAATGCCCAGAGCTTCGCCGGCCAGCACGCGAAGACCTCGACGAGCTGGTATCTGATGGATGAAGCGAGTGAAGTGCCGGACAAGATTTTCGAAACCGCTTATGGTGGATTGACCGACGGCGAACCCATGATGTTTGCGTGGGGCCAGATGGTGCGGAATACTGGCGAGTTTTACCGCGTTAACTTTGGCTCGCTGGCGGAGCGCTGGAATCATCGCCGCGTGGATTCCCGAACCTCGCGCTTCACCAACAAAGAATTTATTAAGCAAATCGAAAAAGATTACGGCACCGACAGCGATCAATACCGCGTGCGCGTCCTGGGCTATCCTCCGAATGCTTCCGAGCTGCAATACATCGACAAGGCCCGCATTGATGCGGCGTGCGAACGCACCGGCGAACTCTTAGCCCTTCCCGATGATGCGCTGGTAGCCGGCTTCGACGTTTCTGGCGGTGGGAAAGCGTGGAACGTGATTCGCTTTCGCCGCGGCTTGGATGGTTCTTCCCCACTTCCTCCTATTCGCATTCCTGGCGAACAAGATCCCGATCGCTCGCAACGCATCGCGCGGTGCGCAGAGTTGCTCTCCGACAGACGGCCCGGCTATCAGCTCGCGGCGCTCTTCGTGGATTCTGCTTTCGGCGCGCCCATCGTGGTCCGCTTGCGCTCGATGGGTTATACGAATGTGCATGAGGTGAATTTCGGCGGTCCATCGCCCGATGCTCATTACCTCAACATGCGTGCTTATATGTGGGGCAAGAGTAAAGACTGGTTAACGCTCGGCGCCCTGCCGGCCGACGATAACCTTCCTGAAGAGCAGAGACTTCGCAACCAACTGGCGCTGCCTGGTTACCACGTAAATAATTCCGGCAAGCTGGTGATCGAGTCGAAGCAAAGCATTCAGGAGCGCGGTGAGAAAAGCCCTGACGATGCGGACGCATTCTGTTTGACCTTCGCCATGGCGGTGCAGAACTTTAAGCCGCTTACCGTGTCTACTCCGCCAGTCAGTGTCTCTTCGCGGATGGGAGATGGCGGATGGATGGAGTAAGCGAAGCAACGCTCACCATCCGGCAGCCGTTGCACGAGTTTATTGATGACCAGCAGCCGCTCTGCCATTTTTGCTGTGACTGGCTGAGCAATCCGCTGGCTTTAGGCCTGATAATTTTTCCGCTCAAAATCTACGAAAAGATGAGGCAACTCCGCAATGGCACAAGTTCAGGTAGCAGAAACCAATAAGCCGCGAGCAAAAGCGAAAGTTTTAGATCACGTTTCGATTCATCCCCGCATGGGTGGCGGGCACGTGGTGAAGCACAGCTACACCAGCTATCAGCACGAGCCAATGGAAGTACACTTCGGCGAAGATGGCAAGCGCGTCGGCAAGGGCGGCGGTGAGCACATTGTGAGCCACTTAATTAAGCACGCTGGATTGCCTTCAATAGCAGGCGGCGAAGGCAAGACTGCCGACGAAACTGAAGACTAATGCCCCTCAACCGCGAACAAATCAAACACGCCCCAGTCTCGAAAGAAGTCTGGCGGGACAATAAAACCCAGTACGGCGGACTGTGGTTTGACCCGCGCAAGATTCGCCCGCTCGCGGACCATGTGCTCATTGAACTCGATCCGGAAATTTCCCAGAGCAAAATCATCGCCACGCCGGAGATCGCCCGAAACAAAGACATTGGCACGCGCATTGGCACCGTGCTTCGCGTAGGGCCGGGAAAGTGGAAAGAAAAGTCCGGACTGAGCTGGGAACTCACCAAGCAAGTCTTCAAGCCGACGACATTGAAGCCCGGCGACCGCGTCATCATCGGCCACTACTCCGATTGGGAGAGCTGGCACTGTGACCCGGAAAACCGTGACGCCAATATCGTGTTGTGCCAGGAAGCGGATGTGCGACTGTACGACGAGGAATTACATGACGCCCTCTGTGTTGAAGAGTGATCCTTCAGGCAGGATACGGCCAGGATGGGTAGTGCGCGTTATCGCGGGCCGGAAAAATGGAAGTCCACTTATTGTTCTCGCAGTGATTACCAAAACACACAAAGAATTCGTGAAGGTAAATTCCCATGCCCATGACTGAAGCGCAGAAGAAAGCTACACCGAAGTCCCGCCGAGGTGTGCCATCGAAATCCGGCACGGGCAGCTACCCGATGAACAATGCGAAACAAGCGGCGGAAGCGGTATCACTGGCGGCGATGCACCACGGCTCAAATTCAAGCTTTACCAAAAAGATTCGCGGCAAAGCGCATTCGCTTGGCTATCAGCAGGACAGTACCAAAACACTCAGCGACCTCGCGTAGTTCTTTATCTCACTCCATGCCCGTAATTCTAACTTCCAAATCTAAACGCCGTTCGAAGCGCATTGAGGGCGATGAGTCTTTGATCACGACTTCCCTAAAGCGCTTCAAGATCACCGCCGACGCGGAATCCAAGTGGCGCGCGCAGGCGCTCGAAGATTTGCGTTTTTCGATCGGCACCGGGCAATGGGATGAAGCGGTCAAGGCCAACCGCGAAATTGAAGGCAAGCCCTGTTTGACCATCAACCGCGCTCCTGCATTTTTACGCCAGTACACCGGCGAAGAGCGGCAGCATCGCCCGGCCATGCTGGTAAGTCCCGTCGGCGCCGGCGCCGATGTGGAGACCGCCAAGATTCACCAGGGCGTGTTGCGGCACATCGAAGTCGTAAGCGTAGCGGACGTCACCTACGACAACGCCTACGACATGATGATGCGCATCGGGGGCTGCCCCTGGCGGGTGCTGACTGATTACGTAAATGAGCGGTCATTCGATCAGGAGCCGCGCATTGAAAGCATTG